TACTGGGACAACTATTGTTTCGACGCTGCGATCGATCCATACCAAGCACAGCAGTTCGGAGAGCAGGTCACCCAGCAGGGAGTGACCATCGCAACGATGGCACAAACACAGGCACACTTTAACGAACCGATTGCAGACTTTAGGCAGGCATGTGCTGAAGGGAGATTCAAACACGATGGATCACCGCTTCTTCGCTGGTGCTTGTCGAATGCTGTTGCAGTAAAGGATCGTAGCGATAGGTGGATGCTCGATAAGTCGTCGAGCAGTTCTAAGATTGACCCACTCGTTGCAATGCTCATGGCGTATAGGAGGTGCATGGTCGCCCCTACCCGTGGCGGCGGCGATCTGTTTCTCACATAAGGCAAAACGATGAAAGGTTTTGGAAAGTCAGTTAGGGCATTGACGAGTTCAGTGTCGAACCCAGCATCTTGGTTGGCAGAATACTTTGGAGGATCGAAGAGCAAGACAGGAGTGAAGGTGGGAGCCGACACCGTGCTTGGGCTTGCTGCGGTCATCTATGCAGTAAACAAGATCAGCGGGCATATCGCCCAGTTGCCGATCAAGGTTTATGACGACAACAGCAAGGACAAGGAGGATGCAACGCGATCTCCTGCGTGGAGACTGCTGAATGTCGCACCCAATGACATCATGACTCCGTTTACTTTCAGAGAGGTCGTGCAGACCCATGCACTTGTCCAAGGCAATGGCAGGGCCTACATCGAGCGAAACTCGATTGGGGCACCATCTGCACTGATCCCTCTGAGTCCGGGCAGTTGCCAGACGATTCTTGTTGACAACGAGAAGTGGCACATCGTCACCAAGACCGAGGGCACCCAAGAGATGCTGCCGGATAGACTTGCCGCAGGCGAGTTCTACAAGGTTCGCGATCGCGACATGCTTCACATCATGAACACATCGTGGAACGGTGTGTGGGGAATGCACTTGATCGAGATGGCGAGAGATGTATTTGGTCTCACTCAGTCGGCACAAGATGCGACTGCGATCACGATGGCAAACAGCGGTCGCCCTGGGATCTTGCTAGAGACTCCGGCAGGGATGTTCAGAAGTGCAAAAGATGCACAAGCATTCCTAGACCAGTTCAACCAGAAGCACGAGGGCGTAGCGAACACTGGTCGTGCAGGACTTCTTCGCGAAGGAATGAAGGCAACGACAGTTCCGGTTTCTGCCGCTGACGCACAGTTCCTTCAGCAGAGAAAGTTCCAGCGTGAAGAGATTGCAATGCTATTCGGCTTGGAGAGCATCATTGGCGACAACACTGGGCAGACATACAAGTCGATCTCTGAGCGAAACACTGCCTATATCAACAACTGCTTGCAGCGATGGTTCTCGAAGTGGGAAACGGAGATCGACCGAAAGTTGATCAACCCATTCAAACCGCTGAGATCAGAGTTTGACTCGACACCGCTTGCCAAGGGTGACCCAAACAACTTGGCAGACTACTCGGTCAAGATGCAGCAGACTGGTGCAGTCACGATCAACGAGATCCGAGCCATGCACGGTCTACCTCCGCATGAGGGTGGCGACATGCTGCCACATGAGCAGGCACTTGAGATTGCCACCGCCTCTGAGCCAAAGGATGGCGAGGAGGAGGTCGAGGAAGAGGACACCGAAGAGGTCACCGAAGAGGTGACAGAAGAAACCACTGAACCTAAAGAGGAAGATAACGATGAAACTAGAAAGTAACCCTAACAATGGCACGATCACTGCTCGTGGGATGATTGGCGATTTCGATAACGCGATCTCGGCAGACGACTTCCGAGCAGTCTTGGACGACCATGCAGGAAAGGATGTAACCATCCACCTCAACTCCGAGGGCGGATCGGTGACTGATGGGCTGAGCATCTTCAACGCAATCGCACAGCATGAAGGCGAAGTGACCGTCCATGTTGACGTACTTGCCGCGTCGATTGCAACCGTCATCTGCTGTGCTGCCGACAGGGTGGTGATGAACAGCAATGCCAAGTACATGGTGCATCGGTGTTGGACTGCCGCTATGGGCAACTGTCGGGACTTTCGCCAGATGGCGGACACAATGGAAATGCTCGATGGCGACATCGCCGCTGTTTATTCCGACCGAACTGGAATGAAGCCGGAAGCCTTGTTGACCATGATGGACGCAGAGACTTGGCTGACCGCCGAGGATGCAGTGGCTTTGGGGTTCGTCGATGAGGTCCACGAGGTTCGCAAGGAAAAGCCACAAGCCTCCCAGCCACAAGAGATCAAGGCAGTTGCCCCAGTCTCGATGTCCGCATCACTCAGGGCTGGGATGTCCAGGCGATTGAGAATGCGGAAACACTAATTAACTATGGTAAGATACGTCCTGTTAAGCAGAACTTACCATTCCTGTCAACCAGTCTCAAAAAAACATATAAGAATGAGCAAAATCAGCAAACTACAGGCACGAATGGACGAAATTCTCGACGAGTTCGAGGTAATCGAAGCAGAGAATAAGTCCGAAGATGCCCCAGATCGAAGCGAGTATGTAGCACTGTTGACCGAAGAGTTCGACTCAGCCAAGGCTGAAGTTGACAAATTCAACGAGCATCAGGCACAAATCGCCGCCCGTCTTGACCTACGTCGATCCGCCGAAAGTGAAGCGGTCGAGCCTATTCAACCCGAAACTCCTTCACAGGAACCCCTGAACGTGATCCCCGCTAAAGTAAACAACATGCGAGTCAAGAACTTCGCATCGGCAGAAGATGCCTATGTCGCCGGTCAATACCTCGCTCACCTTGGTGGCGATCGTCGTGCGGGCGAGATCCTCGCAGCACAGAGCGTTGGAACTGACGACAAGGGCGGATTCACCGTTCCTGATCCACTCAGCAACGCATTGATCAACTTGCTGGAAGATTACGGCGTTGCTCGTCAATACTGCCGTCGAGTTGTGATGTCGGCTCTGACTTGGAGCGTCCCAAAGGTCGCTGCTCACGCCGCCGTATCGTATCCCGACGAAGCCGCTGTAATCGGCGAAACGGACGTTACCTTCAGTCAAGTTCTGTTGACCGCGAAGAAGATCGCTGCATTGGTCAAGATGTCAACGGAAGTGACCGAGGATTCAATCGTCTCGATCATGGACACCGTTGTTCAGTCCTTGGCTTACAGCATCGCAATCGCTGAAGATCAAAACTTGTTCAATGGTGTTGCTGGCGGTATCAACACGGCTGGCATTAAGGGTGACGCGAGTGTCGCAGACACCAATGTTGCAAGCGTTGCAGCCTTGGCTCTTGACGATCTGACCGCATGTAGCGTAAGCATCGGCAACCCAATCGTTGGTGCCCGCAATGCTTGGTACATCAACCCAACCCTGTATCACGGTCCTGTCCGCGACTTGCTGACCGCAGCAGGCGGCAACACGATTGCCGATTTCGAGGGTGGCCAGCGACCATCTCTTCTGGGCTATCCAGTTGTGTTCACCAATGCACTCCCTGGTGCTTCGGCTTCGGCCTCTGGCGACTTGCTCGCAGTGTTCGGCGACCTGAGCCTTGGCTGCTACTTCGGCGACCGTCGAAGCGTCACGTTCAAGATGCTGAACGAACTGTACGCCGAGAACGATCAGGTCGGTGTTCAGGTCACTGAGCGTATCGCTCTTGAAGTCGTGAACCCAGAAGTCCTCGGCAAGATCACCTTGACATAATGGCAAGGTATCGGTTTAAGTGCGACCGCTGTGGCCGAAAGAAAGGCACAGTGGTCGCCGATGGTGAACTGCGTGAAGGTATCGTTCGGACGTTGATCCAACTTGGAGTTTTGGAAAAGTTAGATGACAACAAATTGGACGATAAGAAGAACGTCAAGCCCGCAAAGTCTGGCAGTAAGTCTGGACGAGGCAAAGGCTCACCTAAGAGTGGCGGGAAGCGATCAGGACGGTCTG